GACTCCACTATTCGTGGCGAGGTTGCCCGTTGCCCTGTCCAGCCCGATGACTTCAGAGATGGACTCGATCAGCGCAGTCTGCAAAGCAAGCAGTGCCGGGGCCGCTTCGATGGCTGCTTTCTGTGCCAACAACCCGAGTTGAGACTGAAGCCGCGCAGATGCGTCCCCATACTCATCAGCGAGCGCAATCTGTTCGTTCGTCAGTCCGTTGTTCTGCTCGGCCTGGCTCGCCAGCTCCTTCATTACCTTGAGTTGCTTCGCGCCGCCTACGCCGAATGCCTCAGTAGCAAAAGCCACTTTCCCAGCACCGTCTGCATACTTGTCCAGAGCCACAGCAATGGCCCGGTATTGCTCATCAGGTCGCAGCGTCTTGAACTTCTCGACCTCGATGCCGATGGCTGCGAGTGCCCGGCCTGCGCCTTTGCTGTCGTCGCCTACCTTGGCAAGTCTTGAGGACAACCGAACGCTTGCCGTGGCGATGGACTCGATGCCAATGCCAGCGATGTCCGCTGCCGTCTTGAACGAAGCAAGCCCCGCAGGATCGGAGCCGGTCTGGTCTGCGAGGTCTTGAAAGTCCCCCACAGACTTGATGAGCCGATCCAATGCAATGGCGCTGCCGACTGCGATAGCACCGACAGCCACAACAGCCTTACCGACCGTGCGCCCGAACTCCTCCGCTGCCGCTTGTTGTTTCTTGAACGCGGCTTCGATCTTGTTGGTCGATGTCTCGGCCTTGTCGCCTGCACGAGCGAACTTGCCCAGGTCTTCAGTAGCCGACCGGACGCCGGAACTATCGACGCCTAGAGATAGGGTTGTGTCAGCCATCTTTTTTCCTGAGCAATTCCACCGCCGCCGCTTCCATCACCCGTAGGTTGTGGAAGACTTCCGGCCATTCATCCGCGCCGATGCCGAAGCACTCACGGACAACCGGCATGGCCTCATAACGCAGCCCAACAACCCCGCCGGGTCCGACGTTCCACTGTGTCGAGAGGGAGGCAAAGACTTGCACCGACTCCCAGTTGTCAGGCCATACCTCGACCACGACAGTAGGAAAGTCCTCGTTGGTCAGACCGAGACTCGCATCGGCCTGCGGGGGCGGCGTGTAGAGGTCACACGCCGCCTCTTTCAGTTTCCCAACTTCGCCCCGGTCAGAGCAGTGGCATGGGCTTCGAGGATGGCCTGCCCTGCCGCGTGATAGTTTTGGAGAAGCTCCTCCACTGCATCACGCGAGAACTCGGCATCGACATCGAACCACCCGACCGCGATCTCCATGACCGCGTCCGTGTAGGTTCGATCCTTCGACCGCTCACCTGTCAGCCATTCACCGTAAGCCTTCCGGGTGAAGTGCTTGAACTCAAATTCGACTGCGAAAGTCTCACCCGGAGCCGGAATGAGAACCTTCGCCCGAAATGTGGGGTTAGCCTTGAGCTTCAGCATCAGGTCGCGTAGCGAGTCAGGAACGGCGAAGCCAGAGCAAAGTTCACCGTCGTCTTCTGGTTCTCGTTGATGGTCAGGGTCGGCTGACCGTCGAAGCCCACATAGACCGAGTAGTACAGCTTCGCGCCCGATGGCAGGGTCGCACGCAGCGGGTACACCGTGCCTGCAAGGTCAGCAGCGACCAGAGCATCGTGCCAAGCCAGCGACGGGTCATAGTCCAGCGTCAGGGTGATGGCGCGGGCATTCTTGAACGTCGGACGCTGGCGCTGCCGTCCGTCTTCCAAGTAAGTCCATTGATAGAACTGTTGCTCACCACCGGAGGTCTGCGAGTCGGTCACTTGCGAGAGTGATGTCCATGCGGTCACTTCCTGCGACGTACCGACACCGAAGCCCGATGGATAAGTGGTGGTCGAGGTGGTGTTGATGCCTTCCAGATCGAACGCATTGGCTGCGGTGTTGTCCACACGCACGATGCGCTGATCGAGGACCGAAGGCATCGACAGCAGGAGGATGTCGCCGTCTGCGTAACCGTGAGCCGTGGAGGAGGCAACGCCGGGGTTCGCGTTGGTGATGGCCGTGACGACTTTCGCCGTGTCGAGCGTGGTGCCCAATGCGAAAATGGCACCATTTGGGAATGAGGAGCTGATAGCGGTTCCTTTCCAACCGTTCTACGGTTGTTGGTTTGCACCCGTTTGGGCAATAAAAAACCGCCCGGAGGCGGTGTGTTGAGCCCAAAAGGGCAGACGGAAAAAAGCCCGCTAGGTGCGGGCTGTCAGGTGATTAGTAGGTGTCTGCTCGATAGGTGAGCGAACACGGAATGACGTATCGGTCAGGTTCCAAGATCGCTGGAGCCGCCGATACAGGTTCGAGGATGTAGATCGTCAGCCCGTCCGATGTCAGAGGTGTTGCCGGATCAAACAGAGTCGCCAGCGCGGAAACAATCGCCTCGCCTGCGCCCGGTCCTGTGCCGATGGGCAGACAGATCGAGACTTGGAAGACGCCGCCATATCTGCGATGCTCGCGTCCCAGGTCTTGCGATAGCGTGGCAATCGGAAGCATGAACGCCCGCAGATAGGTCGTGCCGTTCGTCGGAGTGAATGCGCGGTTTTCCCATGCCACCGACAGCGACTGCGTGCCCGCCCATGTGTTGAGCGTTGTCTCGATAGCCTTGCGGATGATTGCTTGACTCATATCAAGGCGCTCTCAAGTTGTGCTTTGATCTCGGCAACCGATCTGCGGACCATCCCTTGCGGGGCCTGCGTTCTGGAATAGCCATCCTCAAGACGCCGCGCATAGGGCAGGCCGTTGCTGATGTACATCACGCCGCCGATGGGCATCTCATAGATGCCATAGACCAGCCCCTTCGTGACGCCGTCCCAATCAGTCAAAGGCGTCTTGTCCTCGCGCCCGGAAACCGTGTAGTTCGGAGATCCGAACGAGACGTTCCAGTTAGCCTTAAAGCGCCCTGTATCGACAGGGCTTTTGAAGATGACCGACCTGAACACTTCGAGAGTGACTTTGCGAACAGCGGTTTCTACGTCACCATTCATCCGCTCTGCCAACTTGTCCAGAGGCACGGACCATCTAGACACGGGCCTGCACCTTGTATATGACCACCACGCCGCCCGGATTGACCGGCACCGCTTCGATGATCGCGTGAACCACACCGCCAATCGTGAGCGTGTCTGTCGTCGTCGGGACCGCGTCAGAGGCTTCGAGGATCACCCGCTTGTCGCCGCGCTTTATCAGCGTCCCGTCGATGTCCTTTGCCGCGTAGTCGAGGACCGCACCGTAGACAGTCTCCACCGCAGTCGTGATAGCCGCCGTCCCGGTTGCGGGGTCATACGATCCCGGTGTTCTGGTGGTTAGGGTCATCGACTGGCCTTTGTCCGTCAGCAGGCCGAGCGCCGTGGACTTCAGCGACGTGTAAAGGGGTGAAGTCATGCCCGCACCAATGACACGGTCGAACCTGCCGCAGACAACAACGGGGCAATCATGTTATCGATGGAGCGATAGCGCACGAACGCAGCCGCGCCGGGTTCGTACTCCACTTCGATCACGTCCACTTTCTCGCGCCGGGTCATGCGGCTGATGTCGGGGGACAGGTCACCGAATGCCGCCTTGAATGCCAGTTCGCAGCACGCAGAAACAACCTCAGTCGGCACGGCGTCCGTGTCATAGGTGTCGGGATAGTCCGCCCGCTGTGCATCGATGCGCGGCCATGACAGCGCCTGGGCCGACAGATACCGCCGCCCGATCCATCGCATCCGATAAACCTGCTCCATGTACGTCGTCGCACGCCGCAGGGCTTGTTCTTTCTCGGCAGTCGAGAGCGTTGCCCACAGAGTGACGCCACGGTTGCTCTGATAGGTGTCCACATCGGATGTCGAGGCGTAGCTTTCGCTTGTTGCCGATCCTGCGCCTGTTTCGACTTCAATCGTCATGTCTTTTCCTTAGCTCGGCGTTTGGCCTGCGAGCGGGTACGTCTGAGTCATGCCCTGCAATGGGTAGTCTTGAGACATGCCCTCAAGCGGATAGAGATCGTCCGTTGCGGTGATGTTTGATACCGTGGCCTGCCGCCCTGCTGCTACAGCGTTTCCGACAGCCGCCGCAATCGCCACATTGCGGACGATGATCGCCTGCGGTCCGGATGCAAACGCATTGCCCGGAGTCGCCGTGATGGTGACGCCTGCCCCCGCCGTCGAGATCGTTGTCTGAACACCCGCGGCAACCGCATTGCCCGCTGTTCCTGTGACGGAGCGCGCCTGATTGATAGATGCAGAGACACCAGCCGCCGCAGCGTTACCGGGAGTGCCGGTGATGACGACAGCACCTGCCGCCGTGATCGTGGCGTGAACACCCGCCGCGACTGCGTTTCCGGTTGTGCCGGTGATCGATCTAGCGAGGTTGACTCTCGCCGCTACGCCAGCCGCTACAGCATTTCCGACTGCGCCCGTTACCGTGCGGGCTTGGTTGATCTTGGCAGTGACGCCAGCCGCTGCTGCGTTGCCTGTTGTTCCTGTTACT